AAATTCAAATTTATAATACCTTTCAGTTTGAAATGCATTTAACCAAAGATTAAAATAATTTCCAGTTGAATCGCAACTTACTATTGAACCAGTACCATAATTAACAATAACATCTTCCGTTTGAACATCCCTAACAGAGTAATATGTTCCGTCTCCCATTTCTTGACTACCACTTGGCAGTTATTTTGCTGTCAAATATGTAGAAGATGTATTAGAATAAGATTTAGTCGGGTATCTTTCTCTACCAACTACTCTAAATTTTACTTTTGATTTTTCTTTATATTCAGGTCTCAAACTTTTCATATAAAATACCATATCTTCCATATTTGTAGAAGATAACGCACTTAATGAGCCTGTACTAAATTTTGCGTCAAACCATTCTACTTCTAACTTCGGTGGATATATTGTGTTAGTTTGTCTTGAAAAGAATTTAAGATTTCCTAATACATCATCATTTCCTTCAGCAACATTTGTATCACCATTACCAACACTACCACTTCTCTTTACTATAAATCCTTCATTAGCATAAGTTTTTTTCAACCATCCATTAACAATAGGAGTTACATTCATCCTAATATCTTTAGTTTCATAAGACAAAGATTGTGAACCATAATAATTACTAAACCATGTTGCTCCAGAACTTGTCATAGAACCTGTCCAATAAGTAGCAGTATTAGCACCATCTCTGTATCTCCAACTTGCGCCTTCTGTAGTTATAGGATTATCTTTATAATAACCTTCACCAGGAACCCAACTCTGACTTATAGGATAAGCAAACAAAGATTGACTATATGATAAATTAACAGGATTTGCATCATAAAGATTTAAATAAAATTTAGCATTAGTATTTATAATTCCTGTATGCATTGATTGTGATATTTCACTTAAATCAAATTTAATTAAAGTCCTAGAAACTTTTGGATTTGAGCCAGCTTCATTTAGATCTTTTCTTATTTCTAATATTTCATCTAAACCTGTATTTTGACTACTACTTGCTTGATATATTGTAGTATCTGCATCTGGATAAATAAAATAATTCATTAGTTACCTCCCGCCGCGTTTCCAACCACTCTTCCTTCAATATCAGTTGCTGGCAATTTTAATTCAAAGCAACTTGGATCCAGAGATGGATAAACTACCCCATCCTTTGTAGCAGTCGCGATGTCATACACATTACCGGAATAACCACTTGAAGCAGAATGTTTATTCGTAATTAAAACAGCTAACCCATTTGGATTATCAGATTCAGGAGGAACAACTGCAGATACACCTTCTGTTAAAGATATCTGATAAGCCAAATCTGCTAAGATAATTGGTTGCCCTATTTGCCACTTATCTATTTGAAAAAATTCTCTAACTTTTTGTATTGCTCTCAAAAGTACCTCTTCTCTATTATAACCAGTTTTTGTTAAAATATTAAATTGTACACCTATATTAATTATAAAAGCATTTTTAATATTAATTGCATCTGTAACCATTCTGAATTGAGTTAGATAAGTTTTTATATTATTCTTAACCGCATCATTTAAAGTTGCTAATTGTTTACTTGAATTATATCCTAACGTATAAAGATTTAAAGCAAATGGATTCATAATTCTATTAGCATCAGCGACATTAACATTATCTAATTGAACATCTTGAACAATATAAGCTTTAGCTACATTTCCATATTTAGCAGGTAAAGCATAAACTCTTCCTATATAATCTTCTTTAGTTACTGCTCTTCCTTGTGCTTGAAAATGAGCTAACGCATTATTTTTAACTTCCACAACACTTTGAGCATCTCTTCCTCCTGTTGCAGGAACTGTATTATTTATAGCAATCGAAGCCTTTGTCGTAGCTACTAAACCCGAAGATAAATTACTTACATCAAGAGTAATATCTAATGAATCAATACTTCTAAGTGTATTAGATGGTGTATTATGATCAATCCCCCCGCCATATCTGTAGGTTACTGTTAAAGTAGTATTTGATGGTGCTTGACCATAAGCTTTAGTAGTTAAAAAATTACTTGGATCAAATGTCTGACCTAATTTCGAAACTCCACCAGCAAGAGAAGAACCTACATTATCTGGATTTGGTATTATCTCTTCATCAGGACTATCTGAAGTTCCAGCACCAAATCTCAATTCCGTTTTACCATCTTCTCTAATATAAGTAGTAAATCTACGAGCAGTTTTAAGTAATTTAAGTAAATATGGAGATTGATCTGAATATTGATAAAGTGTATCATCATTAGCAGCTTTATTTTCCGTATCAGCAAAAACGGTATCCTGTGCTAAAAATGGAACTTCATACCATGTATTACCATCACTGTCCGTCACAGAAATTATTTCTGTTATATTTTCATTAGAAAGTGCTACTCTACTGTATTTTTCAGCAGCATTAAAGCTAATATATTCTGTATGTGTATCTCCGCTTGAGACCCTAACACTTTTTTTAAGTAAATATGTAACAGGAATATTGTTACTACTTTCATATATACTAATTTCCATTGGATCAAATGAACTTGAAAATTTAAAACTACAATCCTCTTCAGATGTAAATTTTACTCCCGTAGTAGAAGAAACAACCATACCTTCTTTTAAAATCATAGCATAACTTAAATCTGGCTTTGTTGTGTAATTTGTTCCTGTTCCTGATGTAGTTGCTGGAACTGTTTGAAATACATCTAAATTTGTAGTAGCAGGAGTAGCTAATTTAGGTTTATAACCAAAAGCTTGTGCCATATTATATACAGTTTTCTTTTCTTCAGCAAATGCTAATAAAGATTCTTTAAATTGATTATCTATATAATAAGAAAGTACATCACCAACATAAGATGCCATCTCAATAAAAATCATAGCTGGGGAAGATTCATTAAAATCATTATATGTATTTGGAAAATAAACTTTTGAAAATTCTATTAAATTATCTTTAAAAGATGTAAAATCTTTATTTAAATATCTAACTTCTTTTACTGATTTTTTGGGTGCTGAATAAGGCATTTTATTCTCCTATTAATATCCTTCTGAAGCAATATCTATAGTTAGTTCTTCTTTTTTAGTTAGATCAGTATCTACAGAAAATGATAAATTTACAATATGAATATTCTTATCTTGCTCTGACGCTGAATGTTCTATTTTATTAACATGTACATATGGCAATTGAGTTGTTACAGCTTCCATTATCGTTTCTTCAATTCTACTTTCAAAATCTCCTGCTCCTTCGTTTTCAAATATCACGGTATGTACATCACAACCAAATTCAGGATTACCCAATCTTTCTCCTTTTTTTGTAAGAAGAAGATTTCTAAGATTATGCTTAGTTTGTTCAAGAAGTGTCTGAGTAACACGAAAAAACCCAACATTACTATGGTGAGTTAAAGGTAATGCTAAACCTATAGTTACATCAGGATTTAAATCATTTTCTATTCTTGACATTAGTTACCCTTTTTCTTATCTATTGCTTTCATTACATCTCTGTAATCTCTTGTTAATGCTCCCATAACTTCTTCTGGAACACTATTAGGATCTACACCAGCAGCTTGAGCAGTTTGTGCCGCAGCTACTTTTCTTTTTGTCTCATCATCACCGCCAGCAGGCGTTCCACCGTATCCTAAAAGTTCTGCCATATTAGAAGTATCATACTCACCCATACTTGGATACTCTTCAAATTCTTGAGATTGTGCGGTCTCATTAAGTATTTTATTTAATGTAGGGTTTTTAGTATAACTTACTTCTTTAGATTCTTTACGCTTTGATTTTACAGAAGCCTTTTTGACATTCTCTTTAATAAATATCTTCTTAACTTCTTTTTGTACTTCAGCCTTTACTATTTCTCTAATTAATGTAACGAGCGTTTTTGTTTTAGCCATAATTGACTCCTATTTTATATATAAATATGTAATTTTTTATTTTATCCCTCATCTGTATCAGAATCATCACCCTCAAGCATAGCAATTAATTCGTCATCTGACATGACATCCTGATCAGGCTCAAGTCCAGCCTCTTCTAGACTTAAACCATATCTATCTAGATACGCATCTTCTGCAGTCGAATATCGATCACTACCCCATTTTCTAGCCCTATTAAGTCTTGCAATCTGTGCTAGTTTAAGCTTCTTTAACATGTTCAATATAGGATAAAAAAAAGTTCTGTGAAGAAATCCCGGCAGAAATTCTGTTGGCTCCATCCGCGGCGTTTTATTTGGATGGAAAGTTTGTAGTCCATACGCACCTTTTGGTACACCCATCCACCACCATTCAATTAAATTCCATTGTCTTAAATATTTTGCAGCTTTATTAACTTCTCTCGCACCGTCTTGCTTAGTTATTTTGTTAAACCATGCAATTGTTTTTGCAGCTAGTGACGTTGGATTAGCAGGAGTAGCTGAAAGCAATTCATTTATTTTCTCAGTTATTTCTGCAGCAAGTGTTAAAGCTGTTTTTGCAGCTACATAATATTGCATAGCTTTTACTAAGGGTGCAACTGCATCGTCATATTTTTTCTTTGCTTCTACAGCATATGTTATATATCCTTGTATTTTTTGAACAGACTTTTGTATTGTCTCATTATCACCAGCAAGTTCAAGCATCCTATCTTCAGAAGTTAAAGCTTCCACTCTACCTCTACGAATATCTTTAGCAAGCTTTTTATATTCCTTTTTCCAGTCTAACAAAGGACCTACTATAAGAGCATCAGGAACAGCTAATATTATTTCGTGCATTTTATTAATATGAGTTTTAATATTGTCAAATTTCATTTTAGTCTCTATTCAAAATTAGTAAAAGCAGTTCTGCTCTTTATATCTGGAAGATATTCTTCTATTGCATTTAATTGCCTTCTTACCATATTAAATTCCCCATCCCAATAATCATCTTCTAATACACTAATCACTCCTTTAATAGCTGATACAATATCAGTAAGACTTTCAACTACATCATCACCCTTCGCTAAAGGACTTGGATCAACATCAGAATCAGCGCCTAAATATATTTTTTTTGATTCTACTACTATTTTATCCCCAGCCGATATAATTATATCATCGCCAGCCAATATATGAATACATCCTAATAAACTAGAACTCTCATCTGCTTGACCTTTAGCTTGAAGCACCAATCTATCAGAATTTAATATAATCATATTACCGAATAAATTATTATCATTTGGAAAGTTTGGTGTATTCAAAGCAGTTTTAAGTGGAATATGATCTGGACCTGAGGTCATATAGATAGAAGAACCATCATTGTTCAAATCTTCAACGTGAATAAATTTTGGATCTAAATTTTTTAATTGTAGGTTTGAAAGTTTTTGAGATTGTCCACATACTATTTTTATATTTGGACTTTCATATAATGAATCACTCCCTAATTTAATTGAATTACCGAATCTTCCTTGAATTACAGTATCACCTGAGGAAGCATATACTCTTCTGTTAAATTTAGTTCTCTGTGGACTTACAGATCCATCACCCCGTTCTCCTAAAGATCTATTCATATTAACATCTTGATTCAAATTTAATGGGCTACGATCATAATAATAATCTCCACCATACTGTGTAATATTTACAACTTCACCCTTTAAAGGATAAGTTACAATGTGATTTGATATGGGTTTTATATAACTGGGAAGATTTTCTATCCCCATAACAAATGATGCGTCTATTGTACCATATTTAGAATAATCAGGTATTTCATTTCCACCAATACTTGTTTTTGGAAAATTATCTTCGGTTGGATTAATATAAACTTTATTTACAATAGCAGGCTCTGTTGCATGAAATTCCCTAAAATAATCAGTAGTTTCTTGTATTATATCATATACTTGATTTCCGTCTACTACGCCTAATTTACTTGAATCTCTTTCAATCGCCTTCTTCGGTGAAAAATAAGCCATTAATTAGTAGCTCCTTCTATATCTTCATTTATTTCATCTGCTCTAGTTTGTAAATCAGTAGCAGCTTCTTCCAACGCTCCCATAAGCTGTTCCTTTTCTTTATCAGATAAACCGAATTCATCTTCAGATCCACCTCGGTGTTCAACTGATATAATACGTTGTACAACAGCAGCCATTTTTACTAATTGGTCGTCATTCTTAACATTGATTTCTAAATATTCTTTCAACATTGGAATGATTTGAACGGCCGTATCACCGTCTTTTATAAATCCTACAACTTCTTTCATAAGTACTTCTAATTGTTCTTTATTTCTTGTACTATTATCATATATATCTTTAAATAAATCTGATAAAGATTTACCTTCAAATACCTCAAAATTGATAGCCATTTTTTACTCCATTTGATTATTTTTTTAGAATTGTGGTTATATATAAATATTTCGATTTTTAACTTTTGATTAATATATATGATATTTATAAATAGGGTGAAAATCCCTTTTTGTTAACTAATGGGAGAGATAAACATGAAGGAAATAATAACAATGGTAAAAGGCTATGTAGATGATTTAGCTCATCTAATGATGTCTTTTGTAGCTATCGGCGCCGTTTCTGAAGTAATTTTCGGAACTGGGGTCTTTGGCGTCAACGTTATTGGTAACCTGACATCAATCATAAACACATTCGGCGAATCTGGTTTCGCTGGACTCGTCGCGTTGTTGGTGTTGGTGGGTTTATTCCGTAAGTAGTTCTAAAAACAAAAAAGGGGATTGAAAAATCCCCTTTTTTTTATTCTTCTCTAACAAGTGAACCTGTATAATTTACATCAACCGTACCTTTTGTATTAAATTCATGTTGTAATCTTTTATTATATTTTTTCATTACATTAATAATACGAGTTATATGTTGTGTATTAGAACCAGTCATTTCACGAATAAGAATATAAAGAGCCTTCTTATTAAAGTTCTCAATATCTTGTTTTATACGAAATATATGCAAGACGGAATCAGCAACCCTAATATCTTTATCTCTACGAAATACATTAGTAAGATTTTTATCCCAAAATCGGTGAAGCTCATCTATAAATAATTCAGCACTTTCAGACTTATTTTTCGATTGTCTTTCAGCAGTTATATTTCTTTTATAATCTAATACATCCATTTCTGAATGTATCTTACCCATTTTATAATTTTTATTATTATTTAAGATAAGATAGTTTTTTGCTACAATACTAAAATAAGAAAAAGCCTTTCCCTTACCTTCCTTAAATTTATGCATATTTAAAACTAAAAAAGATACTACTTCATTTTTCACTTCTTCTGAAGATACATCAAAATAATAAAACTTAAAAGTATGAATAATATTTTCAGCCAATTTATCAAAAGCTGCCCTTATATGTTCATTATAAATTAAATTTTTCAGAGACGGATCATCTGTTTTATTATAACGAATTATAGCCTTTTCAGTTCCTTGATGAAAGTAATAATTTTTACCTTTCTTCTTTCTTTTTCTTGGTTTCTTAACTACTGAACCTGATATTGCTGTCATAGCCATTATTGTTCTTCTCCTTTAAAGTTATCTAATTGTTTTATTGTTTGTTTTATTTGATCAAAAATTATACCAGTTTCATCATCAGCCTCAAACGATCCTCTATAATCTATCTGTTTCAAATCAAATTGAATTTTTTCTATAGTCTCCATAAAATCAGAAATCCAATCCTCTAACATTTCTGTTTTAATAGTTAAATTCCAAATTATATAACATGAAGTTATTAATAATAGAACCGTTAATACAAGAATTATTTCTAATAACATTATTTATCTCCAAACAGTTCATCAAAAAGATCTTGTGATTTTTGACTTAACTTAGGTGATGATTGAGAAGTTTCTGTTTTTGACTCAACTGCTTTTTTCATATTCGTGGTAAGTTGAGTATTATATTCTTCGTCTGCTCGTTTCCATTCATCACCTTCAATGTGTGTCGCCATCATATCGGCTTGATGAAGTATGTACGCTATATTAGATTTTAACGCCCAATCAGGATTGTAAGTTAAATAGTAAGATTTATTCGCTTCTTCATACATACCATCAGTTAATCGTAATCCGATATATTCCCATTGTGTCATCGAAATACCGAAGTGATTTAAAAGAAAAATAGCTCGGTCGGTGACAGACATATATTGAAGATTCGGATTATGTTTAAATATTTCACCTCTGTTCTTACGATGCCATTCGGAGTCTTGTGGGATATAATAATCTTGATGTAAGTCACCTACCTTTCCTAAGTCGTGATGTAAAGCAGCGAAGATAAGTTCTTCATCGGTGAAGTTAATCTCAGCGCCATTAGACTCCCACAGCTTTTTGAGTTGAATAGCGCAATCAGTTACGTGTAGTACGTGTTCTACATACCCACCTACCATAGCATTATGATATGCAGCTTTTCCACTAGCTGGTGCTACTGACATTCTATCTTCAAAGTA